ACCGATCAGCGGATAGCATTTGCCATCTATTGCGCGCTGGGTGTTTACGACGCACCAGGTTTTGCTGAATGGGCCGAGGGTTGGTTATCCGGCAGGGATCGTAGCCGCGCGTCTGCCGCCGCCGACGCCGCCGCCGCCTACGCCTACGCCGCCGCCTACGCCGCCGCCTACGCTGCCGCCGCAGCCGCCGCCGACGCCGCCGCCTACGCCGCCGCCGACGCCTACGCCGCCGCCGACGCCGCCGCCGACGCCGACGCCGCTAATGTTGCCCCCATGTTCCTACAGCTTTGCGCCCTCGCGGCGGATGTCGCGTAGCCATGCAACCACAACCGACCCCCTGCATCATATGCAGGACCCCAACCACTGGCTCTGTAGGTGCAGCTGGCATCGTCTGGCCGTCTGTTTGTCAGCCATGCAAGGACCGCGAGGATCGCGCGGCGCTCGAGTCGCTTATCGGCATGGCGAGGACGGTGCGCGTGATCGGGCGGCTAACCGCCGACCTCTGCTCATGCGAGGAGCCCTGTCTCAACGAACCCATGTGCAGCTTCTGTGGCAAGTGGCCCCACGAGGGCTGCCGATGTGCGCAGTACGACGCCGAGGGGTGGACCGATGATAACCGCTAAGCCCGAATTCGTCAGGCGGCCTCCAGTGACCACCACCCCGAGCACCGACCCCCCGTCCTGCGAGATCTGCCACGGCCCTGGCCTCTGGCGTTATGACGGTGTGGACCACACGGGGCAGGTAGACGGCGGTTGCTGCTACGACAGCTGGACGTGTGTCGTATGTGGCGGGACGCGATATCAGGACTACTCGTGCCCAGAGCACACGGAGGACAAATGAGCAACCCAGACATCGAGGCACTCAAGCGACAAAGCGAGTCTTGGCGCCTGGCATGCGCTCGTTGGCATGACTGGGCCAACGCATTGCTGAGCGAGCATGGCCGGCAGCTATTTCACGGCCTGCGTAGCGATGAACAGGCACGGGAGATCATTGGCCAGCTAGTCGGTATGGCACCAGGAGTACCTAGATGCTCTAGGTGCGGATGTTTTTGCTCCCGTCATGCAGTCGACGATGAGGAGCTGCGTAACTGTGCAGACTGTGAATGCACTCAATTCGAGGTATGAACACATGAGCCGCAACCTTTACATCCTGGGCCGTCAGTCCCCACAAACAGACCCCCTCGACTATCTCCGAGCCGAGCAACGACGGCGCAAGCTGTTGTGGGTCGGGCTCGTGCTGGCGTGTGCAGCGTCCATGGGGCTCGGATGGGTGCTCGGGCAATGAGACTCTACAAGCTCACGGACCAGAACCTCCGCACCTACGGCGGCTACCAGTGGGTCGTCGGCGAATGGCGCACGGCAAGCGGCGAAGGCGGACTTTGCGATCCGGGATGGCTTCATGCTTACGAGACCCCAGAGCTGGCCATGCTGCTCAATCCGATCCATGCCAAGATCGGGAACCCGCGCCTATGGGAGGCGAGGGGCCGCGGCAAGGGCCTAGACGATCGCGGTATGAAATGCGGGGTGGCTGAATTGCGCCTGGTGCGCGAGCTACCACTGCCTCAGATCACGACCGATCAGCGGATAGCATTTGCCATCTATTGTGCGCTGGGTGTTTGCGATTGGCATGATTTTGTGCGGTGGGCCGAGGATTGGCTGTCTGGCAGGGATCGGAGCCGCGTGTCTGCCATCTCCGTCGCCACCTACGCCGACGCCGCCTACGCCGCCACCGCCGACGCCACCTACGCCGCCTACGCCGCCGCCTACGCCGCCGCCTACGCCGCCGCCACCTACGCCGCCTACGCCGACGCCGCCGCCTACGCCGCCAACGCCGCCGCCGCTGCCGACGCCTCCGCCGCCGCCGACGCCGCCTACGCCGCCTACGCCGCCGCCACCTACGCCGCCTACGCCGCCGCCGAAGCTTCTAATGTTGCCCCCATGTTCCTACAGCTTTGCGCCCTCGCGGCGATGAGCATCAAATAACAGGAGACAAAAGTGCGCGACAACGACGAATCCGTAAAGGTTATCTACGACGACTTGAAAGCCGAAACACCTAAGGCACTATTGTTGTCTGTAGACGATGAAGAAGTATGGATCCCCAAATCCCAAATCGAATATGAAGATCGTGAGAAGCGGGAACTCTGGATCCCCCGCTGGCTCGCGGCGAAAAAAGAACTCGATGCAATTTAAATTGCCTGCGTTTGCAGGCTACCGCGCCGAGCGGATCTCGGCGGGCTGGCCCCCCTGCGTCTCTCTCCCCAACCACCGGGAGGCCAGCCACACACGAGGCAAACAATGACTGACTACGCAAGCATCAAAGCCGTCAACTGGAGCACGCTAAAGTGGATGGCCGTGTCCCCGAAACACTATCGCTGGCATCTGGAGCACCCGGAGCCACGCAAGCCCGCCTACGTATTCGGCGGGGCCGTCCACTGTCTGCTGTTCGAGCCCGATAAGTTTGACTCGCGCTACGCAGGGTATGATGGCATTCGTCGTGGTTGGCAGTGGGACGAGTGGCAGGCGCAGCACCCGGGCATCGAGTCGCTAAAACCCAACGAGCTCGACGAGGTCCAGGCGGTCGTCAAGTCCATCCGCGAGCATCCACGGGCAGCAGCACTGCTCGATGGCTGCCGTGTAGAAGAGCCCATCCAATGGACTGACCAGGCAACCGGCCTCGCGATGAAAGGGCGCATCGATGCCATCAAGCCGCAATACCTGCTCGACCTCAAGACGGGGCGCGATGTCATTCCCGGGCGCTTTCTGCGGGCATCGGCCAGCTACCTGGTGCATGGCCAACTCGCACTGTACCAGGACGGGGCCTTGCGACTGGGCAAGATCCAGGACGACACACCGCCCTATGTGATCTCCGTCGAGAAATCACCGCCCTATGATGTGGTGATCTACCAGCTGACGCACGACGCGCTGGTTCTCGGTCGTGCGGTTTACAGGTCGCTACTCAACAAGCTGATGCAGTGCCAGGCCGCCGACTGGTGGCCGGGAATCTCGCCGGACGTCGTGCCCTACACGATCCCCGCATACCTAGAAGGACCAACCAATACCGACGAAGGAGAGGACTTTTAACCATGACCGACCCACACAAGCCCATTGCCATCATCGAGCGCACGGACTCCATGAGCCCGGTGGTCAAGGCCGGCCTCGAGATCCTACGCAACAGCCCAAGCCCCGAGACCCTCGCCAAGCTGCTGGACGTGCAGCGTGCGTGGGATGCCGACCAAGCACGCAAGCAGTATGCGCTGGCCATGGTCGAGCTCAAGGCCGAGCTCCCCGCGGTGCTCGCCAGGGACAAGGAGGTAAAATTCCTCCAGACCAATTACCGGCACACGACGCTGGGGGCGGCCACCGGCGAGATCACTCCATACCTGACACGGCACGGGTTCTCGCTGTCCTGGGAGCAAGACTCGGATCGCCCAGATAACAAGATCGCGGTTACCGCAATTCTCTTGCATGCTGGTGGCCACTCGGAGCGCAATACACTGATCAGTGCCCTCTACACCCCCAAGACATCAATGGATATCGTGCAGCGTGTAGGCGCAACGGTCACGATGTTGCAAAGGTACACAGCGCTCTCCCTCCTCGGCATCGCGACGGCCGACGCCCTGGAGCCAGGCGACCCACCATCACCACAGGCCATCGACTCCGCGCGCAACCTCAAGGCAGTTGCGTACGCAGTGAAGCGTGGCAAGACCAAGGACCAGGCCGAGGAATTCCTAGGGCGTCCTGTGCCAGAGTGGACCAGCGACGACCTGGACAAGCTGAAGGAGTGGCTAGCGAAATGACGATCATGGTTGAGCCGAGCGGGAATGGCTTATTCTACGCTACGACAGATGTTGATGAGATGGGCGGCGGCTATTTCGGTGTCTACACGCTGAAAGAGATCCGGCGCGTTGTGACGACAACAGAGGTTGTCAGCCCCAAGCCACCCAAAAAAGCAAAGCGAGGGTGAGTGATGCGTGATCCACTGGTCGACCATCCACCCCACTACTCCCACAGTGGCATCGAGGCGATCGACGTCATAGAAGCCTGGGGGTTGGGCTTCAACCTGGGCAATGTCATCAAATACGTCGCCCGGGCCGGCCACAAGGGAGATACGCTTGAGGACCTCCGCAAGGCACGATGGTATCTGGATCGCGAGATCGGGAGGCTGGACCGGTGAATGCCGCAGACATCAGCCGGATACTACAGGCCAGGCACGCAGATGCCGTGTGCATTCCGGAATGCAAAATGGGGCCGAGCGGTAGTCGCGTGCTCGACCTTTGGGTGATGGCCAAGAGCTGGAGCCCATGGCGGACAATTGGCTATGAGATCAAGGTCACGCGCAGCGACTTCCTGCGTGACACGAAGTGGCCAGAATATCTCGACGTGTGCCATGAGCTCTATTTCGCAGCGCCGCCCAAGGTCATAGACCCAGGCGAGCTACAGGAAGGTGTTGGGCTGATGGTGATCGGCGCCAACCGAGGAATTATCAAGCGCAAGGCAGCCCGCAGAGAGATCAACGAACGCAAGCTTCTCAAGCTCATGTCCTACGTGCTGATGTCTCGGCATCGGACGGTGGCCGACATGTGGCAGGCGGCGGGCACCACGTCGGTCGTCGACCGCTGGCGGCAATGGCTTACCGAAAAAGAAGAGAAACAGACGCTTGGCTACGAGGTGAGAGCGGCCATCGCCAGTCACGTGCGCGCCCACTGCTCCAAGATCAAGGCCGATGTCGAGCAGCAGTCGGCGGAGGTGCACGCGGCGAAAGAGGCAATTGCCCAACTACGGGAGCTGGGCATCCCACTGGAAACGGCGTGGGAGGCAAGGGCCAAAGTCAGGCAAATATTCGGTCATGAGCTTGCTCAACAGGCGCGGGAGACAGAAAAGATGCTTATGAGATTGGCGCAGCAGGTCGAGGACATAGGCAAGTGACTCCAAACCCCATCCACCCGCTTGACGTCACCTGCCCCAAGTGCCGAGCACGCAAGGGGCACAAGTGCTGGACGGCGAGCAAGGGGCTGCGAGACACACCGCACGTGGAGCGACAGCAGGAAGCAGAAAGGATATGGAGACAACCATGACAAGAGAAGAGATCCTGGCGATGCCGTTAGCCGAGCCACAGCCTTCGGCCCAGCGCATCGCGACGCCTGAAGAGGCCGCGCGGATCATGGCGCTGCCGGTGGCCAATTTTAACGCTGGCAATAAGGTCCATTGCGGATGGAACATGAAATGCACTGGCCTCCCGATAGGATGGGTGCGTGGTCAAGTAATCGATGATCGCTTTCTTGCATGCGCCGCCCACCTCAAAGGCCGTCCCTACGTCCCGCTGGATGCCAAGGAGCAGCCTGGATGGGATCCTGAAGTCATCAAGGATGCAGCCAAGGCCGCACGTAGAATTATTGACAAGTACAGCACGCCAACTGACGCGTCGAACAAAGAGCATCTCTTGGACAGGATCAGAGCCAGAACCACAGGCAGGCTCTTCACTGAGCGCGGCCCGAATCGATCCTGGCCCCTCACCGCCCGCCCCGGGCAAGTAACCGCCCTGCGCGAGCTGCCTGAGCTGACGCCCGTGGGCTGGGATCCTGAGGAGGTGCTGGGCGATGGCTATTGATCCATTAGGAAGCGATGGGCGAATACGTTGTTACACATTGCCACTGGGCAGCGATGGCCGCGTCCGTTTAGCGCCGCCTTAGACGGACCGCACCTCAGCTCCGAATCGAACCCCCACCCTCCGGGTGCGAAGGGTCGATAGCCAGCCCCAGACGCCCGAGCGCAGCCAGCGGATCTTGAAGGTTGAGGCCCTGGGCCTGCAGCGTGAGCACGGCCTCTCGTCGCTGTGCGGCCTGCACATCGAACCGCACCACGTCCATTTTCAGCATGTCGCCCGGGCAGGCCTCGAACGCCCCGGGCTTTTTGTTGCCACTGTCATCAGCTCCCGGCGCCTCGCCGTGACCCATCAGCGCCGGCAGGATCTGGCCCTTGTGGTTGACCTCTAGCCTCTGGCAGTAGGCGAGGACCAGCCACTTGAGCAAGTTGATCAGAGCGCTGTACTGCGTGAGCGGGGGCGGCTGGTGTCGGAAGTCCCCGACCATCACCACGCCTATCGCCCGGCTGTTCCAAACTCTCGCGTGTGGACTCGCGAGCTCCAGCGGCACCACGTAATCAATCCGCCCATCCGGCCAGACCATAAGCGGGTAGGGGTGTTTCCAGCCAGTCCCTAGGTCGTGCTCGCAAAACATCCGCGCGAACTCGACCGCTGTAATAGTCGGCAGGGTCGGCAGGCCTAGGTTCGTACGCATCTTCCACGGGTCGCAACGGTGGACCAGAATGCTGTCGATCGCAGCCAGCCCGGTTTGCTCGCCTTGCCGCCGCTCTTGGTAGGGTTTTACCCCTGGCCTCACCAGGGCCAACACTTCCTTCGTCAGGTCCCGCATCGAGCAACTCCCATAGCGATATGTGCAACGGGGCCCAGACCCTTACCATTTGAGCCTGAGCCCTGCCTCGCCGCCATACTCCCAGGCACGCTGATACTGTGCCCAGCCTGCGGCGTAGGCCGATGTGTATTGGTTGAGTCGGGCCATGAGCTCAGCGCGCATACCGGCAACAGGATCGCCGTCTGCTGCCTTCACCGCATAGGCGCCCAGGTCAAAGGCGCCGTGCCCAGGATCCAAGCCGCTGGCGCTGTCGAGCCCAGCGGTAAGTGCTAAGCGGGCGGCTTGGAAGGGTCCGCAACGGCGCTCGCCGCAGCCGTCAGCGCGCTGGCCTTGGAGTTTGCAGACTTGACGATGGCACGCGACGCCGTATAGCCGAGCGCCCCGAGCAACGAAGCCGCGAGCCCGAGCACGCGCTCCCAGGTCGAGCCCGCCGCAATGAGGCCGCTACTCATCGCAAAGCCGATCAACACGGCGACCAACGAAAGCCAGAACTCTGATGTAGAATACCCTTTAGTCATAGCCCATCTCCTTTGTCAGAGAAAAAAATGCCCCATCAGGCACCCGAATGCAAACGGCACAACCGGCCAGCGCTTGGACCACTCCCAGATGCGCTGGCTGATAGTCGACCTACGGGCAAGCACCAGACCGAGGTCCACGGCCAGCGTGCCACCGACGACCACGACGATCACCCAGGTCGTCACGTCCATCGTTCCACCATGGGCAGTGCCCACACCAGCAGCAAGACTACCGCGATCCCGAAGATCATCACCTGCCCCCTTTGTCGCGCCGATAGTCTACTTTTCGGTCGATCCGGTCAACGGTTTTGGCGATCGTCTCCAGCTGCTTCAGGATGATCTGGTGGATGGCTGTAGCGTCTTCCTTCGTCACATAGCGGCGCTCGTCCTCCAGCTCGTGGTCTTTGATCTCTTGGGCGTTGGCCGAGACCTCATTTTTGTTCGCGTGGTTGGGAAAAAACCCCACCCACCCCTGCGACGTCAAGAAGGTCATGACGGCAACCGTCGCCATCACCGCTCCCACGATCCCCGCCCCTACTCTCTTGGCCGAACCACCGACCGCAAAGATCCTGTTGCTCGATGTCCTGTTGGCTGTTCGACGTTCGATCCACTCGCTATCCCGATGCTGGGCTAATGCCTTGCCGATGGCCTGGTCTAGCCTGTCGAAGTCACCACGCGCCAGCACCTCTTGCTTGACGAGATACTCGACGGCCCCCGCCCGGATGGCGTCAAGCTCCCCGTTCTGTGGCTCGGTAGCCGTCAGCACCACGATCGGCTTGTTGTCGCCGAACGCCTGCCTAGCCAGGCGCACGGTGCGTGCCCCACCAGAATCCTGCAGCCCAAGATCCAAGAGCACCACGTCAAAGCCCCCGGCGTAGCGCACGGCCTCCTGTAGCGTCTCGAAGGTCTCCAGGTGGTAGGTGCCGCGCTTGTCGTTAGAGTGAAACAGGCGACGGACGGCGCTCAAATGCTGCGTATTGTCGTCGATGTAGATGACGTGGATCACAACGTGACCTCACAGTCGTTCTCGTCGACCGCGTAGCATTCCTCGGCCATCCGTTCGCAGCAGTAGAACACCTCGTGCCCGGTGTAGATCCTGGTCACAAACAGCGATCGGTTGCGGTCGTGACATTGCTTACGTGCACACTCGCGCTTGTAGGCAAGCTGGGCGTCCCACCTGGCGATCGTCGCGCATGACGCCATGGCGAGGGCCGCTACTGCAAGTCCGAGTCGTCCCATACCCGTTCAAAGTCCGCTTGGGCGCCTTGCGGGCCGCGCGTTGTCTCGCATGGGTAAGGTCGGCTTCCGTTCACCGGTTGGCACGCGCCATCACCCGGTTGCCCCGGGCCGTCAATGCGTGTGGTGATGCCGTACCGACAGAGCGTGCCGTCGGGCTGTAGCCAGCAGTCGCTTAGCGGCGCAATGAGCTGTCGACAGTTGCTGGCGGTAGTCAGCGTCAAGCACGTCTCCACGAGCTGGCCGAACGAGCCGAGCCATTTCGCGGATGTCGGGTTGTCATCGGCAAACGCCTTGAGCCTACCAGCCACCAGCGGGTGGGCCTCGATCTGCACCACCTGCCAGTTGTTGCCGCCGACCGTCACAAATGGCCCGGTCTTGATCTGATACTGCACAGAGTCAGAGCAGCCCTCCGGGGTAATCGAACAGATCCCACCCTGGCACATGCCCAGGGTATCGGGCAGCGCCAAGCCCTGTTTGCGGGCAGCGTAATAGGTGTACTGGCCCTGGACGTCGTTCGCATGCTGGGCAACGGTCGCCCACTGTCCGCAGTCGACGCCTTGCTCTTGCATCGCCACGTACAGTGCCGTCGCGAAGGTGCCCCCGATGCCGACGATGACCACAGCCCGGCGCCAAACCGACTTGAAGGTGTCGAGTAGGCTCATACTATGGCCTCACAATTTTAACGTCTTGGAGACACGCATTCGGGACATAGGCGAGGTTCGGTGTGGAATCCGCCCCTATGCGGATCGTCGTCTGCCCCGATGGGTTTGACCTGGCGGTCGTCGATGTCCCCTGCGATACGTTGTCAACAAGCAACTGGTATTTGTCGGAGTCATAATTGAGATCCCATCGTGCCCGGTATGACGTTCCTGGGGTCAACGCAAAAACGCCTCCGGCGATATCCGTGGCCCCTCCCGGCACAGTGAAGAAGGACCACTTCTCCGACGCATCAATGTAGGCCAAGGTTCTTTGGTTCGCTGTCCCATTGTCCATCTGCAAAAGAGTTTGCAAGTTTACGTAGTCGGCAATGAATGGCATGTAGGTCATGTCAATAAAATACCTACCGCTCAGATAGCCGCCGGTAACAATTCCGGTTGCCGCATAGCTCAACAGATCCGCCCCAGCCGTCACCCCGGCCGTGGTCGTCGGTACGTCAATGGACGGGATCCAGGTCTGCGCCTTGAACACCTCGGCGGTCATCGCCGCGTGACCCTGGGATGCCCCAACGGCGTCAGTCGGATAGAGCTTGATGACAACGTTCGTGCAGTTGGCATCAGCGTACGTCACTCCCGCACACCCGCACTTGGCCGCGGTGCTCGTCGCAAACGACAAGGCGGCAGGGAACACCTCGGCAGGAGAGCTGCATCCGCCGCCTGTCGTCTCCTGGTAGCTCATCGCCACGTTGCCCGTGCTGCTCTCGGTCGCCGCGCAGACACAGAGGGCCGATGTCGTGCCGGTTGCAGTCTTGGCCAAGGTCTGTGTGATGTACCCGGCGTTCGTCCCGTCTGCGTCCACCGCCTTGTACTGTTGGCGACCATCTCCATACCAGCTTGCCGTCGACGTGGCGACCGTCGCGTTGCTGGTGGTCCACGTGGTGTGTAGATCGATGCTTTGGATGATGCTGTTCGTCACGCTCGGCTGCGCATGGTAGGCACAGGTAGCAGGCGACCCGCCGCCAGTGAGCCCCGGGGGGATCTCGCAACCCTTGCGTGGGAAGTCGTCTGAGAAGCACTCGATCTGGCCGTCAACCCAGCAACAAGTCGGGCCAGTATTGCTAAAGGTTGGGGTGGCGCCCTTCTCGTCGTGGATGCCCTCAACCCATGCGGCAAGCGTGGCCATCTGTGCATCGGTCAATGCACTGGACCACAGCCACACGCCAACAAGGTCGCCCGTCCACAAACTAGCATGAGTCTCAAATTGCCCGCCTACCATCCACGCGCGCGAAACATTGACCGTACCTACGGTCCCAGCGGTTGTACCACACGAACCATTCATGCACGCCTGGACGGCTGCCCCGCTTGCCGTGATCCGTCCACAGCAAAGACCCCATGCATTAGATGAAATGGTCGCCGTAGAGCTCGCCAAGCGCGACACAGATCCGTCATCAGCCAAGAACGAGCAGACGGTAGAGTTAGGAAACAGCGCCCACCCATCACCACTCGCACTGTCACGCTTTGCGGTATAGACCCCCGATGTTCCTCCTCTGGTGATGGCGCACACCGTGAAGTCACCGGTTCCCGGATCTCCGATATCGTCCCACGAGTCGTAATAGGTTCCTGACCCGGTAAACCGATTTGCCACCATGCCGTTGGTGATGTCGTCCCACCCACCGTCAGAGGCGAGAGGCGAGTAGATCGATGCCGGGGAGCCGTTCGACGTGAACTCAGTCGTGCCCGTTACGCTGTCGTTTGTGGGAGCACTCCCCAGCCATACATGCGCTGGCGTCGGGAAATTCGCCGGTAAGTCATCCCACGCGCCCATGCCGTTACGGGGGAGGGCAGCGTGGAAGACGGTGCGGCCTCCTATTCCATATTGTTGGATTTGCCCAACAGTCAACGCAAATATTATTTGTATTATCATTGGCAAACAAGCAATCGCCAATCGCCGTTAACTGCAACACTCAGCAATGATAAATATTGCACAGCAGTTAGCCCATGTGTGCAAAACACGTACAAGTTATCAGCCCTTAGCTTTATTTGGTCACCTGCGCTCGCCGTAACCGCAGACGTTCCCCATTTTGCCCATGCATCGGAGTCGCCCTCTAGCATGTAGCACGTATCTACGCCAATTGCCCCACTATCAGCATCTGTTCCAGTGGTGGCCTGCAGTACGGTCGATGACGCAGTTGACGGAACGCAAATACCGCCACGCATAATGGCAGGATACCTTGCGCTGTCCCTTGTTGGTTGCGCATCCGCAACCAGCGGGAAAAGCAGTACAGAAAAAATACTAATAAGTTTTCTCATGACGCAGAGTCTCCCGCCGTTGTGAATGTCCCAGTTGTGTTAGACGTAGATATACTCAGAAACACATTACCATCGTTTATAGACTTCCCAGTGGCTGCAACTTCTATTCCGTAGGTACCATTAGTGATCACATTTCCTATCGCAGCAAAGCCGCCGGTGATCGTACCACCATGACAAATATTGCTATCACTATCGTTGCCACGAATGAGTGAGTTGCCGATAATAATGATATCCGCAGGGTTTCCTACGCTGCCGGCGGCATACATGTTGATAATAAACGAATCAGCCGGTGGACTGCTGCAATACACAACATTACCGGAGATAACAGCAACGCCAGAGGCAACACCGGTCGTAAACTTGATGCCATTTCCAGAAACCGTATAAATTTGATTTCCAGAGATCGTCGCATATTTGCAGCTACTGAGCAGTATACCATCGGCATCGCTTGTCCCGCCGCCTGCGTATAGGACGTTTCCAAAGATACCAAGCCGTGTAACACCGGATACGCTGATCATCGCGGTTACCGATGTATTATCGTCGAGCTTAATGCTGTTCCCGTTAATCACCACATCAAGGGCCGATGCCGCATAGATCCCGATCCCAGGGCCAGCCGTCCCAGAGTGCTGATTTATTACGTTGTCGTGGATAACCACGGCGCCCACGCCACCAAGCGTATCGGCATAGATAGCTGTCTGCGTTCCTGCGGCCTGGCACCAAATGTTGTTGTTGCCTATATTTATGCTGTAACACGACGATGCAAACTTAATACCATGCGTATACGTCCCCCCGCCTAGCTCTATGTGGTTTCCGCTGATGTTGACGGCGTCAACACCATCTTCATTTGATAGATTAATGGCGATGTCAGATCCGGTCCCCGACTTGCATGTGTTGTTAGTGACCTCGAGCAGCACCATTGGGCTGCCTTCAACGATCACATAGTCACCGGCCGGCGCGCTTATCGTATTCTCTGCGATGACAACGTGATTTATGTAGAGCGATGTATTAGTGACGTGAATCGCGTGAGTCTCCCCGCCAATGATCGTATTGCCCTTGATCTCAATAAGCGGATTGTCGTCGACAAGCTGCGTAACCTTGATTGCCACACCTTCAGGATTGCGTATCGTGTTATTCACGACCCGCGTAACAAAACCACCAAGAAGGATGGCCGCAGTTGATGCTACAGACGGGTTTATGTCGCATATAATACTATTGTTTTGGATGATGGTGTAGGCAGCACCCTCTGCAACCTCTATCTGCCCACACCATACTAGCTTGCAGTTTTCTACGGTTACATCCCTGGTGATGCCGTCGTAGGTTCCGTAGTCATCGCCGATCTCTATGGCCTGCAGTGCCCTTTCTATATTGCATCCATCGATGCGCACATCACGCGACGCATCGGCAACAATGATACCGCCGGCCTCAGCCGATGTTTTTTGGTAAAAAAAGCAGTCAACAATGTCCACGCCGTAGCAATCGGCAACCACCAGGCCTTCATTGGCGCTAGTGGACTGCACCTTTACGTTTCTTATTGTTAGCCTTTCGGCGTATTGAAAATAGCACGCATAGCCACCGTCAGGAGAAATGATTGTTAGGTCTTCAATGGTGATGTCGGTTGCTGGGGCGAGTATCTCTTCCACGAATGGCAAAGTAGAATAGGTTCCTAATATCACCCCATCGACGATTAGATCGCCACCGGATATTTGTTCGATTCTAAATAACTCGGCATACTTGTGGCCCGATGCCAAGGTATCTGAGCTACGCACCCTAATCAGATCGCCAACGGAATACCCAGAAACACTTGTCGGAGTTATGGTTTGCGTTCCGGCTGTAGCCGTACATGATAGGGCTGTGCTTGTGGTTGCGCTGGTACTCAGGCCAAATGTCGACGCAGCCTGTGAAAAGTCAAGAACTCCGTTTCTTATCTTGATCTTCGAGGATAGGGTAATGGGGCTATCAACACGGTATGTTTTACCCTCCAGGTCCAATATCCCAGGAGCCTCTCCATCTGATTCCATGGCGGTTATCGCTGCGGCTATTGCCGTGTAATCGTCCGTTGCTCCATCACCAGCCGCCCCATAATCCATAGGGGATCTCGCGATTTCTTTTCGCCTGGTGAGTTCATCTACAGAAAGTGACTTAGCGAATTGCTCTTCCTTCGTATAGATGACGTTGTCATCTGCATCGGTAAGCTTCAGCCGATAGCCCTCATCCTCAAGACCGAAAATAGCGCCAAAACGCCCAGCCGCATCCGCAACAACTGGATTGGCATTGACGTTTGGGTCAGTCATTGCCTTGTCGGAATACGTGTCCTTAGGCGTGCTTGTCCCTGTGGTATACCAATAGGCCTTGGCTCCGGCCATAATGGCGCCGCTATCGTCGAGTGGCTGCCACCCATTGTCACGAAGAGCGCCCATTATCTTCCCCGGCCACGCATGAGCATCTCATACATGCGCGGATTCAAGTGCTGTATATTGGCAATGGCGTTCGACTCATTATAAACATCTGATCCGGTGGATGGAGCTGGGGCAATTCCAGTTGGCGTCATCATCGGCGCGCGGCCAGCGTTAGGCGTTTCGGGAAATCCCATATAGCCATGACCTTGCTGCATAGCCATATCGCCAAGCGGCGAACCGCTGACCTGTGCTGCAGAAATAGGAGAAGACCTTCCAGGGATGCTCACCGACATTCTCCCAGGCTGCATCATTGCCTGTTGTTGTTCAGCTGCCTGCTTTTGGAGTCTACGGTTTCTGACCTCCATGGCAATTGACGCCAAGCTTGGCATCTGCATCTGCTGCACAATGTCTTGATAGCCAGCCATCACTCACCACCTTTTGGAACTTGCCCGATACCGAGCTTGGTCAAGGACGCCATAATTGCACGCGCCATTGTATCAGATACTTTTTCTTTGCCTACACCAACCCGCATAGCCTTGTTCACCAATTCTATGCCCTCTGGCGTTGACACGGCCCGCAAAACAGCGGCCTCGTTATTGGTGAACGACTGCAACCAATTAAGGAGCACACCGTGGAAGCCGCCACCAATTCCGGCTGCCTTGCTGACGTCTTGCAGGCTTTGCGCCATTAACGGAGCGGTCTGCGATCCCCTGACCCCGCTCCCCTGTGCCAAGCGCTGCATCAACTCCATGATCTCCCGTAGCTTGAGCAGTGACTTACCATCTCCAGCATATGCCGCCTGGAGCTTGGGCTCCGCATCACTCAACAAGCTAAGCGCCCTACCCGGTTGCAGCTTGTCGATGCCGAGGCTTCCGGATATCGGAGATCCTATTGACGGCTTACCGCCTTTCACTAGTAGGTTTTCCAACATCTGCGCTCTAAGTTGGGAAGCAACTGCCGGATCTTGTTTATTGAGGACATTGAACACACCTGCAATTTGGCGCGGTGACCCTGCCGTTATCTTTTGGACAAGCGTATCACCACCATCCTGTCCGCTAATCTTCAGGATCTTGTTGATGGTGTTTGTGGCTGTGTTCTCGATCTCCGCCGAATATGCGCGCCAAGCGTCCCTAGCTGCCTTAAGCGTAGCAGCATCACCGGCCGAAGTTGGCAATGGTGGGGGTTGTCCAGCGATCGACTTTTGAAGTATCTGCGATGTGGCACCCCTTACATTGTTTGCTACCTGAGACACGCTTTGATCCAGGTCCTGCGCCAGTGCCGCTGATACTTTTCCGGCTATCATGCGCTGCTCTGCTGTTTGCAGCCCCTCGATGATTGTTTTATTGCTGTACGATGCCTTCCCCCAAATAGACATCAGCCTGCTCATGGTCTTAGCGCTTATTTCGCTGGCGTTCCCGCTTTCGTTGGTTATCGCCTTTAGCGTGGACTCGAGCTGGCGAGAAATGTTGTTCCCTGGCACAATCGAATACTCATCTATGAGCGCTTTGAGTGTTTGGGCTGTATTTTCCAGGTTGACCACTTTTTTATTGCCGAGGGACTGGAACAACGGCCCAACATCAGCAGACCGCTTATTGACCAGGCTTTCTATGTGCCGCTCAACGGTTGATGCCACCATATCGCTGACTTCTGCGTTATCGAGCCTGCTCGGATTTGATGAAACCTTGGCCACAACGCCATCGAGCCATTTTGCACTCTGCCTAATTTGTTTCGTGGCCTCATCCTGGGCTTTGGTCATGATCCCAGGGAATTGCATGGCCTTGCTTTCAGCCAAGGCCAATGAAGGATCGCCTGTGAGTTGACTTGGACGCAGTCTGAATTTCTCGCCTATATCCTGTGACACCATCTGCTCTAGCTGGCGCCCACGTTCGGCGAATGTGGATTGTGGTGTCGCTCTGTCGATGGTCGACACCTCGTTCCCGGTGGACGCTATGTCCCTGGCTACCTGCTCGGCTCCAGCACTGGTTCCCCGTAATCTGTTGATAATTGCTCCAGCTCCATTTGCCAGACCATACCCAACACCACCAGCAGCGCCACCAATGAGCGTACTGATCCCAGCATCCTTTAGCGCGCCAACAACATCGCCCTTGGTCATATCGGCACCAGACGACCCAAGACCGGCAACCCCACCATACGCAGCACCCGTACCTATGGCTGCTGGTAGGCTTGCGGTAGCTGCAGCAGGCAACGCCAATGCAGCGGCCCCAACACCACCCGCTATTTCACCGGCACCATATGTTTTCGGATTTTCTACCTTTGCAGCCACATCAAGGGCACGCTGAGCATCACGCATGTTGCGATAGCCTTCAACACCACCGACACCCATACCCGGACCTTCTGGGGATGCTGGCCACACGGCATTAAGTGCACCCATTATCTCATCCATGAACCCACCGGTGGCGCCCTGACTTAGGCCGGCAGCTGCCGACTCAATTGCGCTTGGCTTGTATTCTGGTTGTTGGCCAAGAGCTGCGAGTAGCTCTTTGTCGCTCATCTCTGATGGTTTTTTTTGATGCGCCTGCACGGACCGACGCCCGCCGCCTGCGCGCTGGCGCTTGAGCTCGTCAAGCAACTCTTGGTCGCTCATCTGCGAGACGTCGGTCATTGCGCTATTAGTCCTCGTCGCCTGGCTTCTGCCTCGATATCACTAACCGTGGTTTTCCTGGGCTGCTTATTGTTCTGGATGGCCTTGTCGTAGCCAAGATCCAGCACAACGTTTTGCGGATCAAAACCAGCACGTTGCGCAAGGCCTCGGTATTGCTGGGCTACCGCCTCATATCTACCGAGCTGCGCCTTAAACAAGCCATTGGCTTCACGCATAAACCCGGACCTCTGTTCTGGCGTCAATATCTTGCCCTTCACTGCGCTATTGTACATGTTGATGATCTGCCCAGGGATTCCCGTGGTGTTCTTGGCGCTTGCATATTCCCCTTCTCTCACAACCGACGTCGGATCCATCAACTTCATATAGGCAAACACCAACGCCATATCGCCTTGAGCGCTGGCGCTTGTGGCCTTGGCCCTAGCCAAGGCCTCGGCAATAAGCGATGTATTTTTGTATGTTGCTAGATTCTGGAATTCCTGGCGTAGCTTTAGCTCTGTAGGCGCATTTCTGCCGCCCTGTGCCTTAAGTGCTTCCTCGGCAGCCAGGCGATCGTTATATGCCTGCGAGAATTCCACTGTTCCTGGCTGTAGTCTTTGGCCGAGAATTACCTGCTTCGCGATGTCATCAAGCGGCAGCTGCTTTTGGTCCTCGGGCTTCGGGGCACCAAGCACACCAGACGCAGATCCCTGGAGTTGCATAGCAAGTTGGTCTGGATTTTGCTGCTCTGTTGGCAGCCCATGTGGCTGATCATTTTGGTGCGGGTTCAATGAGCTCTGTATGTTGGCAATAGCATTATTCTCGTTATAAACATCCGACCCCTGGGCGTTGGCCTGCGGCGCCTGCTGCTGTTCACCCATGAGCCCCTGAGACTGCAACCACTGCATTACCATAGGCGCCTGTGATGGATTGGCCTGAATGAGCTGAGCAGCATAGCGCTTTTTATTTGCCATCTGCTGCTCGATCATCGCCTGCTGCTTGGCTAGGTCTTCCTCAGCCGTCTTTCGTTGCTGCGCCTCTGCCTGGGCCTTGGCAAATGCCATGCGCTCTTGTTCATTGGCCTGCTGTTGTCGAGATGACCCAGTAAGGCCGCCAGCCTGCAACGAACCAACAAGCTGCCCAAGGCTTGGCTGCTGATTCAGCAATGCATAAAAGCCAGCCATCACGCAGCCTTTCGCACAATGTTTTCGAGCATCTCATAATTCACCATCATATACCCGTGGGCAACGGTGATAACCTCCGGGTATTTCTCGGCGACCTCCTGGGCAATTACCCCATTGGACCTGCCCTCGAGGCCAAACCGAGTTTTGGCCTTATCGTTCCACGCGAAGCTCACACCTCGTAGGCCAATACGTTCATACCTAGATCCTTTGATCGTGCGAATATCTGTTTTCAGTCTCTCATCGGAGAATGCAGCCATACCAAGCCCGGCCAAATTCATCATTGCATTGGTTTGCGCTTGCTGCCCCATGCCGGCGGCACCTGCGTATTGGTTGTTTGCATTCATCTGCGATTGCGCTGATTGCATGCCGACCTGGCCAACACCGCCCATCAATCCAGCTGCATTTGCCCCAAGTCCAGAATAAAGATTGGCCAAACTTTGCCCGGTTCCACCGTAAATTCCAGCCTGAGCCTGGGCTAGGTTGTTTTGCATGCCGGATTGCACCTGCTGGCGGTTGGCAAAGTTTCCGAACTCCTGCGATGCAAGACCCTGATTGAAATTCGCTAGCGCTTTTAGCTGTGCCCCGCCAAGCCTTCCACCCTGGGCCGCCGCAGATCTGTTGAGCGCCTGCTCCCCCTGCTGCAGCCTAAACTGATACCCAGGATCCTGTTGGAATCCTGAATACATATTTCCTAATTGTCCTTGAGCTCCCTGTAGAACACCAAGCGCCCCCTGCTGCCCAGACTGCAAGGCGCCAACCCCTTGCTGGCCATAGTCCTGCAGATAACCAAGGCCCTTCTGTGCTTGATCCTGATAAAACTGCTGGGCCTGCTGTGCAAGTAGCCGATTCTGCTCTGCGGCATATTGCTGCGCCGCCTGTTGTTGTTGTGCGCCGCTCGTGAGGCCAAGGCCACTAGTGATATCACCAATTACACTGCCAACTCCGCTTGCGATGTCTCCCAAGAAACTCATCTTAGATCCCCAACCGCATAAGCGGCACTAGCTCCTGGTATGCTTGCCCTGCTCCGGAGGAAATTTCACCAGATCCACCTGCCCCTGCCACATCGGCCCTTACCATGGAATCTGTCAAATCAGGTGTTCCATTATTGCCATTGCAGATAGCCCATCCATCGTATGGGCCACGCTCATCCCCCAACCCATTAGCATCAAAATACGCACTGACATTTGCAGCAGATAAACTGGCAAACACAATGCCATTTTCAGGAACCGCCGCCTTGTTTACGGCTGACGCCAGCGACTGTAGCCATCTAAGTAAATCCGGATGGATCTTACCAAATGCGTCGGATACATCCTGACTTGGGTTTATGGCGTGAACAAGGCTCATGCGATACCCACATCAAAACGAGCCCATGCGCCGAGAATGGCGATCTTTACCGGGTCGGATATCCTGGCCCTGAATGTTCTATTTCGCGATCTTCCAAGTCTGGTGAATGTTGCTCGCCATCTCCGGACGCCAATTGCGCCGAGGCTTGCCTCGATGTCACTCGACCACGTTGAGCCGTCATCATCCGAATAGGACAACAACACGGTCGGATCGCTGCCCTGTCCAGACGTTAGGCCTACGCCTGCCTCCACATCAAGGTAGAGCTCATGGATAAATACCGGTCTTGGATCTCCGGCCAGCGGCGGAAAATGAATAATACGCTCAATAGTATCCCCATCTTCGTCATACACGTCAGGGTCAAGCTGATAGATCTTGCCATTGGAATAGTCGCCCACTAAATGGGTGGTCTTGTTTATCCGCGCATACCCACTTGCGCGCCATCTATCGAGGCCGAATGATCTTCTCTCGATCCATTCACCGCGATCGATGTCGTACATGAGAGTGAGATCAGAGAAGCTCACCCAAATGTAATGATGTCCTCCATACTCAAAAGCGAACATCTCGACGGATTGTGGGGCGTATGATTCCTTTATTAGTCGGCTTATGTCTGGGGTCGATATCGGCTCAGCCGTGTAACCAGCAGCACGATAGATCGTGAGATCGTCTCCAACCCAATAGACGTAGCCGCCCATTTTTGTCATGGCACCAGGCCCGACTACGCCACGCTCAATATAACCAGAAGGTATGCGAACAAATGGGAAGGCAGCGTTACCTGAATTGTAAAATATCTCGATCGTTTTTTCTTTACCGACAAACACCTCGCGCTTATTCGAGATGCATGTAAGGCAGTTATCCGGCTGAACATCAGCCGTCGTAAAGTCGAGTGCGTCTATTGACGTAAAGTCATCAAGACCAGTGATAAAGAGATTTTGCGTGCGGGCCTGCGTCAGAAGCCCATAACCATCTTGATAGTCGACACCATTGAACATATCCAGTGAATGGGTATAGACGTCTGACTTGTCCGCATAATAAAGCTCATGGCTTGTGGCAATGAGCACATGTGTCCCATTGCCCACCATGCGCACGCGACCGGCCCCCTTTATCTCTCCGACGTAGTTGAGGATTGCTGTTGAATCAGTCCAGTAGAGGTTTATGCCGCTGACTATCCATATTGTCCCATTAGTATCAACATACAGGCCTCTGTTAGGACCATCCCCGGCAGTAGCCCATAGAGAAAGGCCCGGGAGACCATAAATAGTAATTGGTTCCTTGGCATTTGGCTTACTCTGCTCTGGATAGAGGTTGATGATCCGCTCTATGCTGGTTGTACCAGACCTTGGGCGATAGCACTTTGTGCCTATCGGTATGGGCTGCCAGTCGGACATCAGAAGTAATCCGCCTTAATGGAGATTGGATGTCTGTACCCTGCTATCTGCCTGGCTAACTCCCGCTCCGCTTTTTCTGCCATTGACTTGAATTCTCCAAGCCTGGCACCACCAAGACCAAATGCCTGCGCCACATCGCCAGCCACATAATCACGGAGCTGAATTTGTGCCCACGGGGGGATGGCGCTCGTTGCAAACGGCACGAGGCCAAACTTCCGCAGGCGCTCGTGTGCCGCGTCGATAGCCTCTTGCACGAAGCTATCATCATTGGCATTAGCCGCCTGCTGCCCGGCTTTCACACCAAGATGCTCGAGCACCCTGGATGAGAGCTCGGCCTTGGTCAAGTCGGCCATGGACTTACTCCGCGGCTTCCGCCTCGTGATCCTCTACGGCCTTGACCACGTCCCTGTCAGAAGCGGCACGCTTTCTGTACTTGCGGCGCTTGATCTTGCCGGCCCCCTGCGGGGGCTCAGGGATCTCCTCGTATGCGCCTTCAATCTCATCAAACAGCTCGGATCTCGCACGAAGCTTCAAGGCCAGGGCCTCGTTGCTTACGCCGACTTTTTCGCCCTTAGGGAATTCAACTCCCCACATACTAAAAACCTTGACCTCGATCCGCTTCTTTTCGGGGATGCCACCCATAATGGGCTGACCTGAGTCGTCTCTCTGAATTTCTCCAGCCGGCTTGTAGATTTGGCGCCCTGAGCGGTCCATTACCGGCATACCTTCTGCGGTAAGCAGTGGCTCCTTCTTGCCGCTGAGCTTTGGCGTTGGCTTCCACTCGTGGTCATACGCCCCGCCAAGATAAACGAACACACCAGGCCCCTTGGCCAACTTCGCAAGCTTTTCCTTATGGGTTTCCATTTGCCGATCCTATGGCAGGCGGGGCCCGAAAGCCCCGCCTTGCCGCATCAAATGTTAGTCGCCAACCGCCGAAACGTATCCAGTCACAACACCGTGCTGGAACGAATTGTAGGTTGCTTTTTCACAACCGCGGATTTCGCTTACCGCTACGCCGCGCTTGTTTTTGTAGTCAAACTCGTCCATCACCACGTCCATGCGCTGCGCCCATGCGAGAAGCAACGCCTGGGCACCACAGAGGAACGATGCTTCCACCTCGGTCGTGCCGCTATCGCCGACGTCAGTCAGCAGCACACCGGCACTCGAGCTGGCTCGATCCATCTCCGGTACCTCGTGGATGATCACGTTTCCGATCTTGAGATCGCCAGCCTTGAAGATGCTATTGCCATCACCACGAACACCGGCGTTGGACCGCAGCGTATCAAAGTTGGCCTCGAGATCACGGAACGGGAGCGAACCACAGAACAGCACAAAACGCTCGGCGCCTGCCTCCGACCCGCTACCAGGCACAACCGGCCTGATGTTAGGATCGCACGACTGAGCCAAACGACGCATCAGGCGCACAATATCCTGATGCAGGTCGTCATTTGTCCCATCAACGTTGGTCAAGCCCGCGCTGTGGTCACCAGACGAATTCGACTTGGCCGTTCCAAACAAAACGCGCTGATTCGCGGTAGACGGATTGTTTGCCGCCTCCCACGCATCCTTCTGCGTTTCGCTGGCCGAGTCGTAGGCCGTAAGGCCGTCGGTAACCGGAGAGAACAGGCGTGCAATAAACAGATCACGCAGCTGCTCCATGTTCCAGACACGCAGCATGATCTTGGCCGCGTTGAGAAGATCGATCTTCGTCTTGATCTTCTCATAGCGACCAACCACCACGCCGTTACGCAGCTGGTTGACGGTCACCTGGTGGCCGTAGTTGCCTAGGGCTTCTTCATTGCCCTCTAGGGTGGCGTCATTGGTCACGCCTGCCCCGCTGAGCTTGGTCACCAGCGAAAAAGTGATCTTGTCGCCGGATTCTTTGGTCAGTTCCTCTTTGACCTGAATGATCGAATTTTCGCTCTTGCCCATGTACGGCTTGAACAAATTGCCGCGGACATAGGTATAGAACTCATCATCTGCCCACCGCTGAACGCTGTTTGCACTTGCAACTGTAGTATCGGACATTGCCGCACCTTAAGCTGGCGTGCATCAGGATAAGATCTCATCCATCGAATGAGGCCCTGACCACTCCCGCTGTGAGCCAATGCCGCTACCGCGTGCACCGGCTGTTGATCTTGGGGGTATGGTTTTGGCAGGTGCCTGGCTATTACCACCAGAGATCTCTGAGATTTTCGCCTCGAGCTCTGCGATCTTCGCCTGTAATTGAGATTCAACCTCGCTCGCTCCGCCGCCGAGTAGCCGCTTTCCTTCGCGGTAAACGACTTCAGCCGACACATCAGGATCAGCGAACACCGGCTGCCACATCCATGCATTCTCTGGCTGCGATGCCACTTGCATAAACGCGGCTTTGGCTTCCTCATAGTCCTGATATTTGGTCTTAGCGTTACGTTCGCTTCGGTTCGCGGCATTCTTCACGTGCTCTGTGCGGATCTCATTTTTTGCTGCTTCGATCTCGGCCTTCAACGCTGCATCACGCTTGTTGAGGTATTCGATCGGCTTGCCGTAAAAATCCGTCTCGATGTCCGTCGCATCTGGCACCTTGGCCGCCGTGGTTTCCGGTGGCCGCGATCCCATCTGCTGCAATGCCGCGAGCTGACCTTGAACCATGGCCAGCTGTTTCTCAGTTTCCTGCCATCTCTTCCGCGCTTTCCGCTTGTCTCCACGAGCAGCGGCAAGCGCTCTCTTGAGGCCATCGAGACTTTGATCAACTTGCTCAACATCTTCCTCGGAGTCGTCGTCGGCCTTCGGATCTACCTTTTTTGCTTCGACCGGGGCCGGTGTCTCACTGGCCGCGACCTTGGGCTCTTCTGGCCCTTCTGGCAGATTCTCGAGCTTGGGCTCGTCCGCTAAAATGTCGTCCATTGATTTCATCCCTAAACCTCATCCACGCCCGACAGCCGGCGGCGCTTAGCGGTGCAACGTCACGTTACACGGCATATATGTGGCTGATGGTTGCCCTGTTTTGACAAATTGTCAAGAACTAGGTGTTTCACATGAAACATGTTTCCTATTAAACAGTTCATGTTGACAAAATGTCAAAATGGCTACAAAGTTTGCGAATTGGGGCCAGGTCGGCCACCTAGGAGATCTAAAAACATGCGTAAGTTTCTCTTGATTTTGGCGGCCACCTTGGCGCCGTCGTTCGTCTATGCTGGGAACACCCAAGTAAGCTCTGGCTATAAAGCAGCTGGTCGCACCGGCTATGTGTATGGCCGTTCTGATGGTATCTTCCAGAATTCTACCACCTACTCCCCCACCGTCATTGAAAACGGAACGGCAGTGAGCCCGCTTGGCAAGGGCTTCTATGAGACCTTTGGTTACGGGGCAAGCAAGGGGATTACCTGTGAAGATAGCGGCGGCCTCGGCGCATGCGGGGGCAATACCTCGTTGGTCCCTTGCACGTGCACCGTTGGCAGCGGCCTGCGTTTCGTGTGGATGCCTCTGACCACCGAAGATCTAACCCCGGTGATGGTTGCTGGCGGCCTTGATATCGGAGCCGACCAAACCAACAACGACGGAGCCGAAGTAATTTTCGGTATCGGAGAAGCCTCTGGCCGCCCGTTCATTGTTGGAGATGACCCTGCGTTCTACTTCTGTGCCACCATGACAGTAGCCGATGCCAGCGGCATCGATGCAAACCAGATCGGATTCGTTGAAGTTGGGGTCAGTGAAGCATGGAATGCCGACTTTGAAGCGCGCAATAGCTATGCCGGTGTCGGTCTTACCGGAACCGCATCATCGGGCAACGCATATGCCGCAGTCTATACGCGGACGGAGGATGACGGGGCCGGGGTTGTAGCAACTGACACCACTGACACTGCAAGTGAGGCGGTTGCCCACAAATACTGCACTTACGTAAGCGCAACTGGTGCCGTGACCTACAAGGTCGATAACGCAACGCCAACAACAACCGTAGCCTTTACGTTTGATGATGGGATCGCGGTAGTGCCGTACACCACCTATCTCCATACTGCCGATGTGGCTGGGACGATTACCTTTTCGCTAATGGAAGCCGGTTACCAATAGCCTAGACTGCGCCAAGGCCGACCACCCCAAAACCACGAGGTGCAGTAATGTCCCAGCTCAACCCAGATCAATACGCAAAGCTCAGCACGCATAGCCCAACCTATGGCGTGTCCTATGGCCTGTATTGGGATAAAACAAACAGCCAACTTTGCCTTGCACTCAATGACGCGATCGTGGCGCGCATTGATGCAAGCGGGATCACGGCGGACCTGGAATTCTCTGGCGAAGCGCTGAACGACATCCTAGTTCGCGGTGCTTCGTCCTGGGATAGCGTGCCGATGGGAGGAGACGCCACAATTGCCTCCACCGGCGATGTAACTGTGACTGATGTTACTGTCGGAAGTGATGCCCAGGGTGATATTCTCTACAAGTCCAGCGCTGCTGCCTTGGCTAGATTGGCCAAGGGTACAGTTGGGCAGTTCCTCAAACAAAACTCTGGGGCTACAGCGCCGGAATGGGTTAGCCATAAAACTAAGTGGCCATTTCGCGTCCCCGCAGCCAGTGGCATTGATACCGATGGCTACAACGGTGCGCTTGCTGGATGTGATCAGGCGCTCGACGTAACAAACACAGACCCGGGCGCAACTTACTGCCAGGTGTATGACGATAGCGTTACTGCATATGCTGCACTCGAGACGGCGTCAGCCGATGACTTCGTCCAATGGCAGTTGTTCCCTACGACCGGCGACAACGCAAACGCCGTGTTCTTTGGCTACACGATTCCATTCTGCCAGCTTTACTTCGACATGTCGGCAACCGTCCAAACATACACCGGAGACGGTACGACGTGGAAATACTGGGACGGTAACGCGTGGTCGGCGCTCACCGTAGTTGATTATACCGATGCCACGGCACAGGACGGCAAGCGCAGCTTTGGGCGTGATGGCTCGATTAGTTTCCTGCCTCCTGCCGATTGGGCGCAGACGACCGTCAACGGCGTAACCGGCTATTTCATTCAATGTGTATCGAGTGGCGCGGCCAACATTTCACAGGTGGGCATCACCAACAGCGTCAGGCACAAGGTTGCGTCACCGACCAAGGGCTTTGTGGTTCCGTTCCAAGGGACGATCACCACGGTCTCTATCCGCGATGAAGCTGGTACCGTACACAGCGCAGCTGACGTCAAGCTCATTCTCGTAAACTTTACCACGGGCGAGGTAAGCGACGAGCTCACATTCCCGCAAGACCAACGCAATGAGACGTGGACAGGATTGACGTTGGCCGTTACGGCCAACGATATCCTTGGTGTGCTGATCACACAAGAGGACGGCACAAACGAGATTGGGCCATTTACCCTCGAACTCGGCGTGACGCTGGCCTAAGCCAATGGCTGATGCTGGCGCCCCACCGACTGGCAAGGGCGATGTGGTCGCCGTTGAGGTCACTGCCGTAGCCATAGAGCTTCCGTCGCTCGCTACTCGTATTGAGTGGTTTGATGACTGGGAGCAGCAGACACGTAGCGCCCGCAAGCTGGCTATTCGCGATAGGGAATATTACGACTGCATCCAATGGACCCGCGAGGAGATAGATACGCTTAGGGAGCGCGGGCAGCCTGTCATCACCAAGAACCGCATTGCCAAGAAGATCAATTTCATTCTAGGCGAGGAGATCAAGAAGCGCATTGACCCTGCAGGCAGGCCACGCACACCGGCACACGAAGATGCAGCAAGGTCGGCAACTGATGCCTTGCGCTACGTAAAGGACGCCCAGAAGTTCGATCAAGCGCGGAGTGCCGTGCTAAAGGATATGCTGATTGAAGGATACGGCGGCGCCATTAAGCAGATCAATGAAGACGGAGATCCGGAACTAACACACGTCCATTGGGACAGGCTTGGTTATGACCCAAAAAGCCGCGCACCAGATTTTAGTGATGCAAAATATGTGTTCATCGTCAATTGGTTCGATCTCGACGATGCTATCGCAGAATACCCTGACGCAGCAGAGGACATCGAGGAAGCCGTAAACGGCGCTCCGGTTGTCTCCTACGACGACACGACAGAAGACGTCCCGCGCCTATGGCTAGATGGCAGGCGAAAGCGTGTAAAAATCGTTGAGATGTATTCACGGGTTGGGGGCAATTGGTTTCGCTTTGACTTTACCAAGGGACATGATCTCAGGCCACCTGCGCCCACCGGTTACCTCAATGAAAAGCGCACCAAGCATGTGCGCCCTCTGCTTATGGCGAGCTGCTACGTAGATCGCAATGGAATGAGATACGGCGTTGTGCGCAATCTCATCAGCTCACAGGACGAGGTCAACAAGCGCACAAGCAAGGCACTTCACCTGCTAAGCGTCCGCCAGGTGATAGCTGAACGTGATGCAGTGCTTGACCCGCAGAAGTTTCAAGCCGAACTCGCCAAGCCCGATGGGTACGCAGAAACGGAGCCAGGCGCCCTTACCGATCGCAGAGTGCAGACAAAAGAGACCGGAGACCTCGCACAAGGACAGGTCATCCTGCTGCAGGAGGCAAAGCAAGACATTGACACTATCGGCCCTAGCTCATCGCAATTGGCGCAAGGTCCGGCCACAGCCACGAGTGGTCGCGAGTTTATCGCTCGCCAGCAGGCAGGCAGCCAGGAGATCGGCCCGGTATTTGACTCACTCAGGGAATGGGATCACGCGGTATTCCTGCTTGACTGGCTATGTATTCGTCAGACGTGGACCGAAGAAAAATGGTTGCGCGTGACAGACGACCTTGAGCTGTCGGGCTATCGGTTTACTGCCTTGAACAGACGAATGACACGCGCACAACGGTTGCAGGAGATACTCAACAAGCAACCGCCGCCGCCGATGGACAAGGCAATGGGCATTGCTGCCGGGGTCATGGCCCCAATGATCATGGCCCAAGCACAATATCAGCTGCAGCAGCTGCAACAGCAAGCACAGCAAGCGGCACAACAGGCGACGCAGGCGACGCAAATGGGCGCAGCCCCACCGGAACTCGCACAACAGGCACAACAACAGCTTGCGGCGCTTGGCCAACCACAGACATTGGTCGGCATCATCATGCGTAACCCGCTGATGTCCGAGGAGATCACGGCCAACCAAGTAGAACAGATGCTTATCGATATTGTGATCGACGAGGCACCGGAAACTGCGGTTATCCAGCAGGAAGAGTTTGAGAAGCTTGCGGAGATCACGCCAACCATCGTTCAGGGTCGACCGGACATGGCACCACTCATGGCCAAGCTCTTGATCCGATCATCGCAGCTGCGAGACAAACGAGAGATGCTCCAGGAACTCGAAAAGCCGCCAGATCCACAGCAAGTCCAATTGCAGCAGCAGATGCAGCAACTAGCACAGGAGCAGGCAAAGGCGTCTGTCCATGTGTCGCAATCACACGCCATACTCAACCAGGCGAAGGCCGCGGAGGCCACGGTAACAGCCAAGGCCAAGGAAGCTATCTTGCCGAGTGAAGACCTCAAGAACCGCGGGGCCGCAATGCATGACGCGGCTATCGTCGGGGAGAAAATGTCACCATGATCCCAATGAAACTAATCAAACCAGGTCGAGCCAAGCGACGCACCTACAAGCCAGAGCGCAAACCGGCACGCAAGAAGGGGGTGTTTTCATTCGAGAAGCAGGCACCCGTCGACTGCCCAGATGCAAACCACTATGAAATCGCAATGGCCCTATACTCTATTTGTAGATCAACCTGGGCCATCAGCGACACCGGAGACAACAACAGCGAAACCGATGCGAGGCTCGAGATCGGGCAAGGTGGTGACTACGACCCGATCAAAGACCAATACACGGTGATCGGCAAAGTAAACGGCAAGGCCCAGGAGCTCATGATCCCTGGCATTGCGGTAGCCGCACTGATCAACACACTGCGAATGTGGAACGGCGTTGAGCAGTTCGACAAGAATGCGTTGGTCAAGGCTATCGGTTAAGGCAACAGCAAGCCCCATTTGCGGTACTGCTCAATGTGCACCGCTTCGTGCGCAAGCTCCGGTGCTCGATCTCCAGCCGATCGGTATGATCTCACGCCACTTTCCACCCTTCCGGCTTATTTGTGTGACCAGTGTAGTCATGCCGTTTCTTCTTGGCCGGAGGCTCGCGCTTCCTTGGCTTCCCTGCCCTGATGATCGGCTCTAGGCCATATCGGGCAGCATCCCAGCAATGGTTGTGTTTGTCCATGAGCACTGGCAGCACATCACCAGATAGCTTGTCGATCTTGTAGGACCACAGCCTGGCCTCCTCGGCAGCGTGCGGACAGTTGGGGTGGATAACGATCTGCTCATAGCTGCGCAGGTGCTCAACCCCGTCCTCGACGCTCCCCTTCCACTTATAGCTAGGCAGGATCTTTGTATATCCGTGACGTCGCATGTGGGAGATGGTTTCTGGCCGCGAGTTATCAGCCCGGATGATATGCTTTCGAGCATCCTTTACCGTGTCAAACAACGCAGGCGTATCATCCAAGTCCACACCGATACCATACGCCTCGGCCTCTATGTACAGCGTGCGTCCATTCACCCACATCCGAACCAACGCCGTTGGGTCTGTCGAGAACCCCCAGTCAGCGCCGTAATATGGGCCGTTCCAGTCTGCACCATGGATAAATGACTCAACCACATACCTGCCACGTAATACCTGCGCGATAGAGTTGCGGCGCGTTTTGCCTCCCCATACATACTCAGCTGCCTCCGGGTCAGTGCGGTAGAGATAGTCCTTCTCGTTCCGAAGGACCTCGGGCAGCCACGGATTATCCTGCCATCCTATCTCGACGGCCATCGCATCAGGTGGCGGATCTTTCACGAAGCGTTGATAGGTGGGATCCTCGTCTTGATCCGGATTGAAGCTCACCCATATTTCGCTGCCATCTTTGCGTATCGTTGGGATGAGCACAGACCATGAGTCTTCACTCACTGTCTGTGCCTCCTCAACCCAACAGATATCCACGCCCTCCATACTCTTGATGCGAGTGATATTGCTCCGCAGGCCACTGAATATAAATTCGCTGCCATTCGCGCCGAGGATCGTCGACTGTTGGATCTCGTAGAATGATCCAAGCCCAAGCTCTTGGATCTGCTCACCGAGCAGCTTGTGCACGGAGTCTTGAATAGAATTCTGCAGCTCGCGAGCGCAGAGCACACGGAGCTTGGCGTTAGCCGCCAGAATGAGAAGCGCACGAGCGAAACCCCAGCTCTTTGCGCCGCCGCGGCCACCATAGGCTACTTTGTATCTGTGCTTAGCAAAAAGAAACCGGAGCTTCTCCGGAAACTCTGCCGTTTGATCAGCCACCGACAAACTTGATGGCAATGGCGATAGGCGGATCATCTTCGTCGCTACCACTTACGGGCTGCGTAGGTTTGCCCATGCCATAATTAGCTAGGAGCTCAGAGCATCGCACCCAGTTTGGGCCACGCTCACGCACAACAAGTTCACGCCCGGCAATAGTAACAACACGCTCCCTAACTTCGAGCTCCTCTATCCACGCCTTGAATACATATTCATCAACAGCCTTGAGTGCACGTGCCTTGAGCTCTTTGACGATCTTAGGCCTGCCAGCGGGGTTGCCGCTTACACCCTTGACCCAATTCGGATTACCTTTGCCAGCCATCTAGAATCTCGCTTGTTCTCTTTTCCGTTATCCTCTGTGCCTCTTGCGTTATTTTACGTTTATACGCATCTTTTGCAACCTCTGGCTTATAGCCAGAAGCACGCATCTCACGCAGCAGCCTAGAACACTTGACGGCGATAGCAAACTCATCGCTGGTAATTGTTTCATCATGGCCTGGATTCGATCGTGGGTTCCTTGCTAGCTCAACACCGATCTTGGCAACCACATCGCAACGTACGCCGTTGACAACCAAGCCACGCACATCACTTACCGCGATCTCCTCTACCATCGACCGCTGCCCCTGGGTTGGGCCTTTGGCTTAGATGGACGCGCTGATCTGGAGCTCACGCGCTCCGGGAGCTTCTTTCCCTTGCTCGCCTTGTCGAACTCGGCGACCGTCGCCTGGCTAATATCGCCACGAGTAGCTGCCGCATGCATATAACGCCTTTGAGCATCAGACTTGTATGGCATCAAATATCCCCTGTGTAGTCAGCCTGCTTATGGCCTTCTGCGTCGTAGAACCGGACCACGCGCTGAAGCGACCTCCCGCTTGCCAGAGTGGCGGTGATCTCCGTCTCCCCTACGCCAGTAACGTTACAGGTGGACTTGGTTGTAGTTGTGCTCTTGCTGCTGGTAGTCACGCCGCTGTCGACATAGGCCACCGACGATATCGTGTCGCTGCCCAGCTGATCTGTCCAGTCCAGAATGAGCTGCATGATCTCATCCTCCCGCTTGGACGTCGACAACACCCCATCCCTATCCACAAAATACCGACTGCGCTCGAGTGGCAGGACGACTGTTGAGCTGCTCATTGCCAAACCCTAAGCGATATCACGCCGATCGGCAAGCATCCGCCGAATACCGTCAAGCGCCTCTGTCTTGCTGTCGTATATGCCCACAACCCGCGGAAAGCCCGAGAGGCCCACGTGCATGACACGCCACCAGCCGACGACCGACCCACGCCAGACGGGGACCGCCGAGAAGTCGCCAACCCTCACACGGCGTGGGCCTGGGTGGTGCCTAGGCATCGTCCTGCACTCCGGCAAGCTGCCTCAAGCTCCACGATAACCTACCAACAACAAACCTTTTGCAGACCTGACTTCCTTCGACATAAAGCCTGAGTCTGCCTTTTAGCTCATCGAGCTCGGTTTGGTCCCATTCTGGCATGGCCAACAATTTGGAGTAACGCTTTCTAATTTTCTTGTGGATGAAGTCCTGCTTCTCGAACACACCACCCCCATAAAATTTGTTGGCCAACAAATTACACTCAGCGCAGGAGGGTACCGTATAGGTTGGCATGCCCATATCGCGCGGAATGACGTGCTCCACATGCCTTGCTATATCACCGCAATAAATACAGGAATTGGTTTCCCTGGCCCATGTGATAACCGAGTCTAGCGTCCTCATTTCAATTTTGACCTGCATGTCGAACGCACACGACGGACACAGAGACTGGTCATCCAAGTAGATCAGCCTCACAACAGCCAACCCACAGCATGGGCACAAGTGCTGCCCACGCAGATTGAATTGTCTGCATGAGGCACTACAGAATTTCCCATCCTTCCTTATCCATGACGGTAAGCTATTTCCGCACCATTCGCATTTTTTCTTGATGATCATACCCATGCATATAGACCCGTAACTCACACCTTGTAAAGCCATTTGCGCGCCGCTGGCCGGCATTTTTACGGCATGCCGTTAGTACCCCAACGCCGCCAGCTGCTCTATGCAGTCGTCGGCCCCAAACGCCAGCACCACGTGCCACCCCTCCCGCTCGAGGGTCGCGTGCGTCTCGAGCTGGGTGGTGGACACGCGGCCGCCGACAGCCTTCATCTCGATGGCCACAGGCCTGTGGTCAGCAGCCAGCCGCCACAGGACGAGGTCAGGAGCCCCAGCCCGAAGTCCACTTGCCTTGAGCCTTGCCGCCAGCCGGTAGCTACGGCGGGCCTCGTTGGGGATCGAGGCAAACGGGATGCCCCTGGACTCCAGCCACAGCACAACAGCCCGCTGCTCTGTGGCCTCCAGCTGTCGTCCCCTGGCACGCGGCTTTGACCTAGCCGCCTGCCGCTCAACGATCCGCACAATGCGCTGGGCGTTAGCCGCCTGCGGCTTGGCAGGGTCACGGAAGCCTGGGGTCATGGGCTGACCCCGTTGGCCTTCAGGAAGTCCTCACACGCCAGCCGCACGAGCTCCAGATCACGCTTCCGCCAGGCCTTGCCCAGGTCCTCGTCGAACCGGGCGAAGGCCTGGTGGTTGTAGGTCCCTGCCATGTGCCGGGCAGCCACTCGCCTGATGGCGAGGTCCACCATGCGCCTGGCTGGGGTGTCCACAGGTATGTCGGTGGTAGG